GTAAAACTATGATGGTCGAACAAATCTGTGCCAAACTCAAAAGAGAATGTTACAGAGTTAATGTTACGATTGAGACGGATGAAGATGATCTAATCGGATCAAATACTCTAATTGATGGTAACATTGTTTTCAGAGAAGGTCCAGTTCTCAAAGCTATGAGAAAAGGAGCAGTACTTCTGATTGACGAAATAGACTTAGCGTCTAACAAAATTATGTGTTTACAATCTATCCTCGAAGGATCAGGTTACTTAAACAAAAAAACTGGTGAGTATATTTCACCGGCTGATGGATTTACAGTTGTCGCGACAGCGAATACTAAAGGTAAAGGTTCTGACGATGGAAGATTCATCGGAACTAATGTTCTTAACGAAGCTTTCTTAGAAAGGTTCTCAATCACAATGGAACAAGAATATCCTTCTAACGCTATTGAGAAAAAAATTCTTGTCAAAGAATTTGAGAAACTTGAAGTTTCAGATGCTACCGAGTTCGCTACTAATCTAGTGACTTGGGCTGATGTTATCAGAAAATCATTTTTCGAAGGTGCTATTGACGAACTGATTTCAACAAGAAGACTTGTTCACATAGCTCAAGCTTACAAAATGTTTGATAACAAATTGAAAGCGATTGAAATGTGTGTCGCGAGGTTTGATTCAGAAACAAAAGCTACTTTCTTAGACCTCTACACTAAAGTAGATGCAGAGGCTGAAGCTTATGAAGAAGCTATTGAAGAAGAAGAACAACTTAGATATCAACAAGAAACTGATAATATGCAAGCGGCGTATGATGCAGGTATTCAAGCTGGACAATCACAATCAATGAGTGATTATGATGATCCATCAAATGACGAGGATTTATTTTAATAAATAGTAACTATGACACAATTTAACGACAGAGTAGAAAAACAAAGATTAAAAATTGAAGCTGAGGAGTGGGCTAATGGTGTTAAATCAATACACGCTCATTCACTAACTTCATTGTGGTATGATAAAGGTCGCGAAGATGGTTCAGTTCTTGATGTTCAATACAATGATGGTAGAGTCAAAAGAGAGATTACATCTACAGGTGAAACAATAATATTGGGTACACAACTTATAGGTGATGCTTTACTTGAACAATATGTAAGGGAGAGTAACTAATGTGGGAAAGTGATTGGGTAATTACTACACTAAATTCAACAGTACCATATACAGGTGGCGCGAATGTAGCAGGAACAATTTTTTCATTTACATTTTTTACTATCATCGCGATAGTAATTTATCAGAGGTTTAAATAATGGTAGAATTTTTATACAATTTATTTTGGTTTCCTATGTTCTCAATAGAGTTCATAATTAATGTAGGACTATGGGTACTATTCGGGTACTTAGCTTACGAGGGATATCAAAAATATATTAAAGACAATAATAGGGGCCAATGAGCTCGGGCAGGGACAGGAGATACAACTATACAAGGAGAACAATTTACCTCATTACTCTTGTAGTATGACGCATATCTCCATCCCGCCAATTTTTGAATTATGATTTTATACTTAGAAACACAATTAGACGAAGCATATAATGTTTACATGAAGAACTCAATGAAACAAGAAAAACCTTATATGACTAAAGAACAATTTAGAACTATGTATGAAGAACTTTTAGAACTGATTTACTGATGGCTCCGATTGAATTTAAAGAACAATTCGGACCAGGTAAATGTTCTAAGTGTGGTGTCTATATTGAAGATGATGTGCATATGTATGTAGCAGTCAATCTTTCAGGTAGACCAAGTATGATTAAAGATCAATTAGTAATGGTTGATCCAGAGTTTTGTGAAAAATGTCACGAAAAACTAAACGCTTGAGTAGCTCAGTAGGTAGAGCAGTTGATTTGTAATCATCAGGTCGTAGGTTCGATTCCTATCTCAAGCTCCAGTGGGGGTATAGCTCAGTTGGGAGAGCGACTGGTTTGCAACCAGTAGGTCGTAGGTTCGATCCCTATTACCTCCACCAATTTGAGAATTATTATGTATTTAAATGAGGATATTATTATGAGTAGAATGTTAGAAGACTTTTGTTATGAGACAAATGATACATTCGGTGGAGTTCAAAAACTCTATCAATTTGACAACAACATGGGTGCTAGTGTTATAAGACACGAACATAGTTATGGTGGTAAACTAGGGTTATGGGAATTGGCTGTATTAGATGCTGATGGTAACATAGATTACTCAACACCAATTACAGAAGATGTTCTAGGTAGACTTACCTGGAAAGAAGTAACAACCACTCTTAGACAAATTCAAAAACTATGAGGAAAGAAGAACTCATAGAACTGATTGAGAACTTACATTCAGAAGATAAATCAGGTTCAATAGAAGCTATTGTACATGATGTTAATGGTGGTACTTTTATATCAGACAGTATTAGATTAGATATGGACGGTGGTAGATTGATTGTATGTCAGTTAAATAGTCCATGTTATGAAAGTAATAAAAAGAATTGGCAACAGGAGTTAAACTTTAAAAGATGAATATATTTTATTTACATGAAGAACCATTAGTCTGTGCTCAGATGCATAACGATAAACATTGTGTTAAAATGATTTTAGAATCAGCTCAAATGTTATGTACAGCTCACAGAGCATTAGATGGAAATGATAAATGTGATAACTTGTTTATGTACAAACAAGCACATCTTAATCACCCAAGTACAAAATGGGTAAGAGAAAATGTCTACAATTATAAATGGATGTTTAATCTATTTGAAGAACTATGTGAAGAATACACATACAGGTATGAGAAAGTTCATACTACAGATTTAAAATTGAGAGAAGTTTTAAGAGAACCACCTCTGAACATTCCAATGATAAATCAAAGAAGAACAAACCCACCTCAATGTATGCCAGACGAATACAAGTCTACAGATACTATTGAAGCTTACAGAAATTATTACATGGGTGAGAAGTCTCACTTTTGTAGTTGGAAAAACAGACCAACACCAACATGGTACACGAAATGAAAAAAGATTTTGGATCACATCACTACAGACCTCTGATACCAGAAGTCACAATTAAAGAATCAAAGATACATGGTTTAGGTCTCTATGCAACAGAAGACTTGAAAGCTGGTATCTTTATTGGAGAAACTCATATATGGGAGTCTAACAGACACGATTGGATTAGAACACCTCTTGGTGGTTTTATCAATCATTCAGATAATCCTAATTGTTTCATCAATAAAAATATTCATTATCATCATGGTGATCAAAGAGAATTATATACAATTAGACCAATCAAAAAAGATGAGGAGATAACAGTATTCTATACAGTAGGATATGATGATATCTTAAACTAATGACTAAGTGGCATGGAGGTAAAGGGTCAAAAAGAAGACCAGAGTCGAATACAGATTACCAAGATAATTGGGAAAAAATCTTCGGCAAAGAAAAACCTGATGTCAAAGTGAGAAAACAAACACCAGCACACGCTAAAACTCAAGTTCAGAAAGACAAAACAAAGTATGACAGAAAGAAACTTGACAGGACAGCAAATGCTGATATAATAGATGTATGAGTTTGAATTTATTTAGAAAAGAAAAAATTGACTTTAAGTATTCAGAAGATAGAATTATCAAAGAACTTGATTTATATATCAAAAGTACTTATGGACAACATTACTCAGCTAATAATTTTCAAGCAACAGAGTTTATAATAGACGGTGGACATGGAGAAGGGTTCTGTATAGGAAACATTCTCAAATATGCTCAACGCTATGGTAAAAAAGAAGGTTATAATCGTAAAGACTTAATGAAAGTTTTACATTATGGCATAATAGCACTTCATGTGCATGATTTAAATAATGGAGAAAGTGAATCAAATGAACCTAAGTGAAAACACACTAAAATTGTTGAATAATTTTTCAACAATCAATTCCGGGATTACAGTTAAGTCCGGTAATGAACTAACAACTGTATCAGCAATGAAGAATATCTTCGCGAAGGCAGTCGTAGACGAAACCTTCGATACAGAACATTCAATCTATGATCTATCAGAATATCTTGGAGCAGTATCATTATTCGATACTCCAGACTTCAATTTCAATGGTGATAATGTGAATGTTACAGAAGGAGATAACTCAGTAACTTATTACTACGCTGATCCTCAAATGGTTATATCACCACAGAAAGATATTACAATGCCTGAACCTGAGATCAGTTTTGATCTTGATGAAGATGTACTTGGAAGTTTACTTAAAGCTTCTTCTGTATTATCATTACCAGACATGGTACTTTCTAGTGATGGTACAACAGTTCAATTAACAGTCAAAGACAAAAAGAACGCGACATCTAATGTTTACAGTAGAACTGTGGCAGAGGGTAACGGATCAACTTTTGAAATGTTCTTAAGAATGGAAAACATTAAAGTTCTTAATGGTAACTATACAGTCTTTGTATCATCAAAAGGAATCGCTCACTTTACTAACAGAGATATCGCTGTAGAATACTTTATAGCTTTAGAACCTGATTCAACTTATAATGAAGCTTAGTAATGAAAGAAGATTTTTTATGGGTTGAAAAATACAGACCTAGAACTATCAATGATTGTATTCTACCGACAGAAACAAAAAAGATATTTCAAGATTTTGTAAACAACAAAGAAATACCGAATCTACTATTATGTGGTACAGCAGGTGTAGGTAAAACTACAGTCGCGAAAGCACTATGTAATGAATTAGACGCTGACTTTGTAATGATCAATGGTTCAGAAGAAAGAAACATTGATACTCTCAGAGTTAAGATTAAACAGTTCGCGTCTACAGTATCATTAGGTGGTGGTCCGAAGATTGTGATTCTTGATGAAGCAGATTATCTAAATCCTCAATCAACACAACCAGCTCTCAGAGGATTCATAGAAGAATTTTCTAAGAACTGTAGATTCATATTTACTTGTAATTACAAAAATAGAATTATCTCACCATTACATTCAAGATGTAGTGTTATTGATTTTACGATTGAATCAAGTCAGAAACCAACTATAGCAGGTGGTATCTTTCAAAGAATATTACATATTCTTAAAACTGAAAGTATAGATTATAATGAACAAGTAGTTGTAGAGTTAGTACAGAAGTTCTTTCCGGACTTTAGACGAGTTCTAAATGAATTACAGAAGTATTCAGCGTCTGGTAAGATTGATAGTGGTGTTCTCGCGAACTTAGATGATGAGTCTCTACAAGAAGTCTTGAGTTTTATTCGAGACAAAGAGTTCTCAAAAATGAGAAAATGGGTAGCGCTAAATATACATAATGATCCACAAGCGATATACAGAAAAATATATGACTCATTGTTTACTAGAATGGAAAACAGTAGTGTGCCTCAAGCAATAATAATATTGAGTGACTACACATATAAGTCAGCGTTTGTAGCAGATCAAGAAGTTAACATGGTAGCATGTATGACTGAATTAATGATGGAGTGTAAATTAAATTGAAATATAGAGAAAGAACAGAATTAAGACCATATAGAGTTGTAAAAACATATGGTAATGAGACAGGTCATTCATGTGCATTCAGACAATGGAGAGCAGACTCTCATTGTAATCTGATTCATGGATACGCGTTAGGATTTGAAATAACATTCGAGTCTTCAACATTAAATAAACAAAATTGGGTTATTGATTTCGGTGATCTAGGATTACTAAAGAAATATCTAAAAGAAACTTTTGATCATACAACTGTAATAGCTCATGATGATCCGGAGTATGAAACATTTTTAATGTTACAGAATCTTAATCTAATTGATTTAAGAGTATTAGACAATGTAGGTTGTGAAGCGTTCGCGGAAGAAGTATTTAACTTTTGTCAACTACATTTAGAAGACGATAGAGTTAAAGTAAGATCAGTTAAAGTATTTGAACACGGGAGTAACAGTGCTGTATTCGGAAATTTTTAAGAGTATACAAGGTGAAGGTCACTACACAGGTGTACCAACAACTTGGTTAAGATTCTTTGGTTGTAATTTAGAGTGTAATGGATTCGGACAAGATGATCCGACTGATCCTTCAACATATCAATTACCATACAAAGATTTTGATCTTATTGATGTAAAAAATGTAGAAGACTTACCTGTATGGAAATATGGTTGTGATTCATCTTATTCTTGGAGTAAGAAGTTCGCGAAGATTCAAAAGAATGAAACTTGTGAAGAAGTCGCGAAAAGATTATATGATCAAATGTATGATAGACATACACATATAGCTTTTACAGGTGGTGAACCTTTGATGAAAGCAGCACAGAAGAATACAGTAAAGATTCTAACAGAAATGGAAAGACTGTTAGGTCGAAGAAATCGTTTCACTAATATTACATGGGAAACAAATGGTACAAGAAGTCTTGATCTGATCTTAACTAATTATTTACAAAGTATACAAGAAGAAGTAGAATTTTTCTTTTCAGTCAGTCCGAAACTATGGAGTGTCGCTGGTGAGAAAGAAGGTATTCAACCAGAAGTAGTTAAACAGTATCATGACTTATCAGATATTGGTCAATTAAAATTTGTATGTAATGGTACAGACGAAGCTTGGAATGAAATTGAAGAATCAATCGTTAAGTTTAGAGACGCGGGTGTTGACTATCCGATATGGATTATGCCTGTAGGTGCAACAGAAGAATCACAAGATGAAGTCGCGAAAGACATAACAATACAAACAATGGATAGAGGGTACAATGTATCAGCAAGAGTTCATTGTTACATTTTTGGAAATCAAATAGGAACATAATGAATAGAATTATAGAATGGATCAAAGATAAATTTGATATTTGTAAGATACATTGGAAAGAGATATTCGCGTTATCATTCGCGATGCATTTCTTTTTTGATATCTTTATTTTTTACTTTGGATTTTTAGTGGGAGCGATAGCTTATGGTTGATATAGGAATACCGGATATTATTGGTTTAGTTGGAGTCGCTTTATTAATTAGTACTTATGCTTTACTTCAATTTGATAGAATAGATCCTAAAGGATTTTGGTATAGTTTTAACAATATGATTGTAGCGATACTAGTAACTGTAAGTTTATTATATAATTGGAACTTAGCTAGTATGGTGATCGAAGTGTTTTGGTTCTCATTAAGTGTATACGGTTTACATAAATTTTATAGACTAAGGAAAGCGACATGAAAATGATAACAGACAATAAAGAAAAAGTCAGAGGTAAATCTGTACTTCTCTTTAGTGGTGGACAAGACAGTCTTATAATTAATCACTTGATGAAACCTGATGTACTTTTAAACATTAGTATGAATTCTAATTATGATAAGACTGAAAGAAAGACTTTTGATTCAATCGGTATTGATGAATCTAAATTAGTCAATCTTGATGATGTAATTGACTTAGGTATTTTTGAAAGGGACGACGCGATCATTCCGAACAGAAACGCTCATCTTACATTACTAGCTTCTCATTTCGGTGAAACAATATGGTTAGGTTCTGTACATGGAGATAGATCATTCGATAAAGATGAAAAGTTCTATACAAGAATGGAAGACTTATTGAACCATATGTGGCAGGCACAACATTGGACAGAAGAAAGACGATTTTCTATTAGTTCACCTTTCAAAGACAGAACAAAAACTGATTTAGTAAATGAATATATTACTTTCGGTGGTAATCAATTATATCTTCTAACATCTTATTCATGTTATGAAGGTGAAGAACAACATTGTGGTCAATGTAAAGCTTGTTTTAGAAAATGGGTTTCACTTGAAAACAATGGAATAGATACTCAAGGGTATTGGAAGAAAAATCCATGGGATTCTCCATGGTTAGAGAATGTATTGACTTCAATCTATAACGGTGGTTATAGAGGAAAAGAAGATACTGATATTATTAACGCTTTGGACAAAAGTCCGAGGTATTTTGAATTGGATAAATATAAATTATGAAAACAGATAAATTACTTGGTAAAAGAGTACAAGAATATCTAATATCGAATGGTGTCGAAACCCCGATATTAGAAAGTAAATTAAACGAATCAGAAAGAATTGAATTGATTCGTGACAATATGGAGACTGTTATTGATGTATTGGGATTAGATCGCGAAGATGATTCAATCGGTGGTACAGCAGATAGAGTCGCGAAGATGTTTGTTAGTGAATTGTGTTATGGATTATCTTACAATAGATTTCCGAAGATCACTACATTCGATAACAAGATGAAATATGATCAAATGGTAATACAGAAAGATATTACTTTTCATTCATTATGTGAACATCATTTTGTAAACTTTAATGGTATGGCTCAAGTAGCGTATATACCGAAAGACAAAGTTGTAGGACTTTCTAAATTGAATAGAATTGTTAATTTCTTCGCGAGAAGACCTCAAGTACAAGAAAGATTAAATGAACAAATATACTATGCTTTACAGTATGTACTAGGTACAGACGACATAGCAGTATTGATGGACGCTGAACATTTATGTGTCAAGTCAAGAGGTATAGGTGATCAACAATCAGGTATGACTACATCAAAACTAGGTGGAGCTTTCTTTGAAGACGGAAGACTTAGAAATGAGTTTATGCAGTTAGCAGTAAGAAGATAATGAATTTAGAATATGTAATATCCGGATTGACTATGGGGATTGATGATCTCTATTATAATCCGAAAGTAGCAGCACCGTATATTCATCACATGAATCAAAAAATTAAAGACATGAATAACAAGTATGATGATCAAAATATGTCTATCTTGTTTAATGCTCTGACTGAAAGAAGACATGGTATAACTATGAATGAAACAATGGGTGATTCATGGCATCGTATCTTCGCTGACTCTGGTGGGTTACAACTCGCGAGAACACCGACTAAAAACAATGCAGAGACTAGAGACGCGATCTACAGACATCAAGCTCAGTACTCAGATGTAGCAATGATCTTTGATGAGATACCTATTGAGTATGATCTTACTCAGACAGGTGGTAATTCAATGAAAGCGGCGTTAACAGGTCGTAGATTTGTTCGTGATGATGTTATTAAGACAGCAGAAGCGACGAGAGACAATGTAAAGAGACAAATAGAAGTATTCAAAGAAATGGGTTCTAGTACTAAAGTTATGTTAATATCACAAGGTCAAGATGTAGATTCATGGAGACAATATATTGAAACAATATGTCAAGGTTTAGATGATGAAGAAATCGAACAAATGTGTACAGGTATTTGTTTGGGATCACAATGTAATGGTAATCACTTCGCTCATAGAATGGAAATGATTTATTCTTCAAGAGAATATCAAGTACCTGACTCATTGAGAAAGAATATTCATTTACTTGGAGTCGGTAATCCGAACGCGTTGATGCCTTTTATTATATCACCTGATTATTTTGATTATATTGAAAACTTATCTTATGATTCAAGTTCACACGCTTCATCATGGTTCTTTTCAAGATATAGAGATAAGAATTATAATCAGATTACACTAGAAGCACCGTTCAGAACTAAAAGATTATTATCAGACATTGTTCAAAATGATTTGAAACCTGTGATTGATGATATCATAAATGATCATAGAGAAGCTTTCGCTGAGTATGGAGTTACAGAGTCAGACTTCATAATCGAAGAAGCGACTAAATGGTCTAAACATAATGTAGAAAAAGATCGTAAGTTTATTCGACCTGGTGGAGAACACGCTTATAGATTATTAGTCTGGTATTGGGTTACAAATACAGTTCAACATTTTATGGATGAGATTAATAGAAGACAACAGAATCCTGTAGATGAAACTGGTTTATCTACAATTACATCTTATGATGAATTCACAAGAAATTGGTTACCTCGACAGAGAGCACCACAAAAAGTACCAGAGTATTGGCCAACGAGGTTAGATGTATGAAAATTAAAATAGAAATAGAAGTAGATACTTCAACAGATTTAGATGAAAGAGACGCGTTGTTAGATTTATTAACAACAGTTAAAGAACAACTTATGGGTGAATACTATGAAGAAGATTGACAATAAGACTTACTACACTTGGTCTGAATACGCTAAAGATATTAGAGCTACAGATTGGATTAAATGTGATCATGTTATTGGTATCTATCGTGGTAGTCTAGGTATGGCTTCTCATGTATCTAATATAAGAAATGTACCTATGTCAATTATAGGACTTCAAACAAGAGACGGAAATGATAAAGACCCTATTTGGATGCACAACGCGTTACCAGAAGTATCGATAGGTGAATACGCTGAGGGTATGAATATATTAATAGTAGACGATATATACGACACAGGAACAACAATGAATAAAGTTATAGACTTTGTTAAAAAAGAACGAACTAAACCATCACCGATGCCAAACATCATTGGTTATTGTTTATTCGGAAATGAAGATTCAGTTAATAAACACGAATTTGAATCTACAAATATTGTTTACACTAATGAACATGATGGCTCCTGGATCGTATTTCCTTGGGAGTATCATGAATCCGTTTGAGTTTGTAAATTCAGTAACATATACTAAAAAAGACATTATGACCGATCTGAATGAGAGGGAGTACGCTCCGTTCTTAGTCAATAGATCATTATCATATCATCAAGATTGTTTACTTTACGCGAATGAAATGAATCAAAGATTCGATATTTCTCATAAGTTACAATATCATTATTTACTAAATACTATAAGAAAAAGAAAAAGGTTCGCTAAATGGAGTAAACCTGAACTAGCTGACGATTTGAAAATCGTTATGGATTACTATGTAGTATCCCGAGAAAAGGCAGAAGAATATTTAACTTTACTTACAAATAGAGAGATCGGGATTCTTAAAACAAGAATGAATAAGGGTGGTGTGAAATGAGTTATGACATAGATAATATGTTAGAAATATCATTCAATGAGAATGATGATTTCCTCAAAATCAGAGAAACATTAACAAGAATTGGAGTAGCTTCGAGAAAAGATCGAACGCTATACCAATCATGCCACATACTACACAAAAGAAGTAAATACTATCTTGTACACTTCAAAGAACTATTCGCTTTAGATGGTAAAGAATCATCAATATCTGAAAATGACATAGCTAGAAGAAACGCTATAGCTAGACTATTAGAAGAATGGAAACTACTAAAGATTGTAAAACCTGAACAAGCGTCAACACCATTGGCTCCAATGAGTCAGATCAAAGTATTACCTCACAAAGAAAAAAACGAATGGAGTCTTGTTGCTAAGTATAACATTGGAGTAGCCAAATAGTGATAAAACAATTCGGTTCATTCTTACAAGAAGCCAAAGATTCAGAAAAATATAAACTATTACTCATATCAACTGAAATGGGTGATAAAGCTATTACTGCCGAACGAATAGAAGAAGAAGCTGAAAAATTAGGTTATGACTATTACATAACTAAAATGGAAGGTACATTTATTCGTAAGTCAGACGAAGGTGTCTGGACAGTACACAAAGAAGATGATAATAAAGGATTTGTTGTAAGTCCGTCAGATACAGTATGTTTTATTCGTGGTACACCTGAAAGAGATAGTTATTTAGACTTAGTATCTCAATTAGAAAGAGCTGGTATATGTGTAGTTAACAGTAGAGAATGTATGGAGTTAGCTTCAGATAAATATCGTACATATTTAAGACTACAAGAATACGGACTCAATCAACCGAAAACAGTTCTATTACCCAAAGCTGATATAATAGAGAAAACCGTTGAAGAACTAGATACAAAATTTCCAATCATTATGAAAACTCTTAGAGGTTCTAAAGGTGTTGGTGTTTTATTTATTGAATCAGAAAGAGCTCTTCAATCAATCGTACAATTATTATTTAAACAAGATAAACAATCAGATTTATTAATTCAAGAATATATTAAAACAGAATTTGATGTTAGAGTATTAGTTCTTGGTGGTAAGATCATAGCTACAATGCGTAGAGATGTATTAGAAGGTGATTTCAGAAGTAACTATTCACAAGGTGCTGAAGTTACTACATACGATTTATCAGAATTAGAAATAGAACAATGTCTAAGAGCAGCTAAAGCTATAGGTGGTTCATTTACCGCTGTAGACTTTATACCTTCGAAGAATCCGGAAAGTAAAGAACCTTATATATTAGAAGTTAATACTTCACCTGGTACAGAAGGTATTGAGAAAGCGAACGATAAGAATATTGTCAAAGAAGTAATAGAA